TCTGAGAACCATTTGGGCCGCTTCAGTTCTATTTTTGCCGATCTTGACAAAAATTTTCATATCTTCGGCCCAATTTGGTTGAGTTTTGGCCCATTCGGCCCGGTAGGTTTTCACGGTGTAGCCGCGCTCGTTCGTTTTCTCCCCTTCGGGAGCGTATTTTTTGTGTATTTTGATTTTCATTTTCTCACATTATTTGGTTTTACTTTGTTTGCCGCTGGCATTCCGGGCCTCAATCCCGGCGGGCTGGTTTTTCACATTTACCAACCCGGCCAGCGGCTACACCATGCGCCCCCGCTGGAGACGCACGCCGTAGCCGCCCGCTACCCCTCAAACAAATACAGTTTGCCATCGTCGCCCGCGTAGAGGTGTGACTCCCCAAACGCCTTTGACGCCTCGCTCAATCGGTCGCCAAGTTCGCCAAAGCCGCGATCCCAAAAACCCGTGCCGTGGCCGTTGCGCGTTAGCCAAAAATCATGCCCGGCGCAATCGGCCTCGGTGTAGTCTGCATCCCGTGGAATTGCGCGGCGTTCAACGTATTCGGCCAAGTCATTTTCATTTTCTGAAATAAACTTGGTGCAACTGTTTTTCATGGCTTGCAAGGTTGCTTCGGCCAAGTCGGATTCGTCATGCGTGGAATCTAGCGGCTCGCCATCGTCGCCCGTGGAACTCCATACAGCGCAAACAGCATACCCGCGCAGGAATTCTTTTTGTTGTTCTGGTGTCATTATCCTAATTGAGTTTCAAGGCTCCCGTTCTTTTCGTGCCACGCTTCACAATCGTTAATTTCTTTTTCAATCTTGTTAATTATTCTTTCGGGCAATTCATAATCCCGCTGGAAGCAATCAAACGCTTCGCGCCAGTCTGCTATAATTTCCCCGTGCGTCGATCCTTCGGCCCCGTGTTCGGCCCCATCGTAAATACGCTCGCACCGATCCCGTTTGAATGGTGAGCGAGAATGGCCAAGGCTGTCCCGGTTGGATTCATCCCACGTCGCGAAATATTCGGAGCGGATAAAATCGTCAAGGGAGGCAATGTCTTGCTGTTTAATCATTGAAAAACCCTCCCCCCGTTAACGGCTGGACTCATAAAGTAGGCCAGAAAAAACGCGGCGAGACTGCCCCAAACGATAAGGGCCAATAACCCTTGGCCGATTAAAAAAATTAATTTCATGCTGTCACCTCCGCGCCTATCCATATTCTTTTGGCTAGTTTTACCGCTTCCGCGATTTGTGCTTTTGTAGCTTTCACTCTGAATTCATCAGCGGCACAACTAAACGCTGAACGCCGAGCGGACTCCCATGATCGTGAATAGTAGTAATCACCGACCGCAAAAGTGGCCATTTCCTCGATCTCTTTTTTTGTTAGGTGTCTTGTTTTCATTTTCACATTTTTTTGGCCGCTTCATGCGGCACGGCTTCAAAGTGTCACATCTGCACCGTTACTGTCAACAAAGTTTTTTTAATTATTTTCACCAAGGCCCATTTTACCCCCGGTTTTATTGGTTAAAATGACAGAAAAAAAAATTTGACTAGGGCGAATAGCCGCAAAGAATTGGCGTCAGTTTTTCATGCTTTTGCATAGTTTGAAGCGGTTTACACATGGCGGGAAATAAGAACAGCGGCAACCGAAACCCACCGGCAAACAAAACTCCAATTGATAAGGAAAAAGAAATTTTATCACACTTGAAAAAGGGCAAGGGATTGATTGAAACGGCAGCCTTGACTCAGACCAGCCGAAACACGGTAAGCCGCATACGATACGAGAACGCCGATAACCTCCCGCAATGGCGGAAGAACACCCTTGAAAATTTAACCCGTGTCCATGACAAACTTTTACACAATATTGAAGAAAACATAGACAAAATCCCAGCCGCCGCCAAAACCATTTCCCTTGGAATAATTTCTGACAAAATTAAGGACATGGCGGGCGACGGGAATCAGATCGTGGAACACCGGCACGTTCACATTAACCACGGCGATCTAAATTCACTGCTATCGGATAAAAACACCGTTAAGAATGCGTCAAACACTAAAGAAAAAGACAATCAGCAAAAAGAACGGCACACTTCGGCCAGCCCGGCAGATATTATTGACATTGAGCCGCAAAAAGAATCACCACACGAATCACAGACGGGGGGAGGGGGTTCGCGTTGATCGCCTCGCCTTGCTACATAATGGGTTTTAGCGTCATAAAAATTTTTACAAAAAGGCGATGAAGGAGACAGAACTTGCAGCATTCCTCGGAGTACCACGGCAGCAGATAGTCGCAGTCCGCAAGGCAAACCCCGAACACACGTTCAAAGTAGGCCGGGCAATCCACTGGACATCAGACGGCAAAGCCTTTCTCTACAAAGAACTCGGACTGGATAAGCCGCTGGAACCCGAAACCACAAAAGAAACAACCGCAACCACCGAACGCTGCTACTTCCCAAATCGCCATTTGGTGGAGGCCAAACTCAAAGACGGCAAAATAATCCTAGTCCGCGTAAAAGACTCACATATGTACGTCCCAAAAATGGAAATACCCGTAAAACCGGACGGCAACGGCTGGACAGTTACGCGGCATCCGAAGCGGCGGGGCCGAATATGAACGAGCAACGACAGGAAGAAGCCTTTAAAGACGCGCTGACTGACTTGGTTCAGCGATTCTATGATGAGTTTGATCTGTCGTACCCGCAAATGGTGGGCATTCTGGAAATGACCAAGCAGGAGATTTTGGCCGACGCTGGAGAATACGTCACGCTGGATCAGCTAGACGTTGAGGTGGAGGACGACGACGAAGACCCACCCAACATACCGGAATAATGGCTTTCACTCCCACACCACATCCAGTGCTTGTCGTGCCGTCGCAGGACAAAATCCGCTCGTTTGTGGAGCGCGGGGAAGAAGGCACGGCGGAACTGGCCCGCATACTGGAGCAACGGGAAGAACTAATCCGATTGGAGAAGGAAGACCCATACCGCTACGGATACGAACCCCCGCACTGGAAAGATGCCGACGAACTTTGGAAAGGCTGCGGCGAACTCTTAATCCAAGGAGGCAATCGCGCTGGAAAGTCAGAATTTGCCGCCAAGCGCATCGTGCAAATGATGACGGCAAAGAAAGGCGCGAAGGTGTGGGTACTAGGAATGACGGCGCAATCCAGTATCCGCGACCAGCAACAACTGATTTACAAATACATCCCGACCGAGTGGAAGAACATTAAGAAGGGCAAAGTTCAGAACGTAAGTTTCAGCCAGAAAAACGGTTTCACCGAAAACACGTTCATTCTCCCAAATGGATCGCAATGTTGGTTTATGAATTATAGCCAAGAAATGCGAGTGATCGAGGGTGGCGAGGTGGACATGATCTGGTGTGATGAGCTTGTGCCATTGACTTGGATTGAGACGCTGCGATTTCGGCTGGTTACGCGGGCTTCAAGCCACGAACTATCTGGTCGTTTGCTACTCACCTTCACGCCCGTTGATGGATACACGCCGACCGTGAAAGAGTATCTGTCTGGATTTAGAGTGCTGGAAACGCGCCCAAGTCCGCTTCTCCCCGACACCGTGAATGTGCCGGGATGTCCCGCTGGAACCATGCCGTACACGGCGCAGTGTAGGAAACCCAACTCCCGCGCCATGTGGTTCTACACAGACATGAACCCGTACAACCCCTATGAGGAAATGAAGAAAACCCTCAAGGGCGAAAACAGCATACAGATTAAGCTGCGGGCGTATGGGTTTGCGGAGAATTTGTCGGGGAATCAGTTTCCAAAGTTTTGCGACTCACACATTCTGGAAGCCGACAAAATCCCCGAACACGGAACCAACTACATGGCAGTTGACCCGGCTTGGAACCGGAACTGGTTCTGCCTCTGGATTCGCGTGGACGACCGGGGGCGCAAATTCGTTTACCGAGAATGGCCAAATCGTCACGACTATGGGGAGTGGGCAGTGCCGGGGGAGAAGATGGATGGAAGTCCCGGCCCGGCGCAGAGTGTTGGGGCTGGGCGCGGCCTACCCGAAGTGAAGGAAATTATTGGCGAACTGGAAAACGGGGAAGATATAGAAGCCAGATATATAGACCCCCGCGCTGGAGCTTCGCAAGCCGCTGGGCGCGAGGGCGGCACAAGCATCATTGATCTGTTAGGGGAAGGGGAAGACCCGATGTATTTTGAGCAAGCCGCTGGAATCTCAGTGGCGAACGGACTCACTATCGTAAATGATTGGTTGAATTTTAATCAGTCCGAGCCAGTCACGGCAGTTAATGAGCCAAACCTTTATGTGAGCGAGGAATGCGGCAACCTCATTTATAGCTTGCAGGAATGGACTGGAAAAGACGGGGAGAAGGGCGCGAGTAAAGACCCAATAGACACGCTCCGCTATTTAGCCGTGATGGAGCCAATTCATGTGACTGAACTCACGTTTGCCGCGTCTGGAGGGGGAGGATATTGAGCATATACGAACTACCAATTTTGGTGAAGCCAGCCGACGTTGTGAGTGTGACGGGGTTGAGCCGCCGAGAACTACTTTTACTGGAGAAAGCCAAAGTGTTGAGCGTTTTTAGAACGACTGGAAACCAACGCCGCTTCTACCGGGACGAAATAATTAAACTTTTGAAAGAACAAAAAAATGGAAACAACTGATAAGTTGGCGATGGCGAGCGAATCGCCAGACATACGAGAACTGGCAGCGGAATATAGTCGTAGTTTACACGATGGAGAATCGCTGGAAAAAGTATCTGCCGTAGATGATGTGCGTTATACGCGGTGGGAAGGACAGACGGACGATGGGCGTAAGCACAGTGAACACTTGCCCGATGGGGATGAGGCTTTCCCGTGGGAAGGCGCGAGCGACACCCGCATCCCGTTGGCCGACCAAATCATCAACGACTCTGTGGACGTATTGACCACTGGATTTAGCAGGGCAACGCTGAAGATTGGTGGAACTGAAATAGGCGACGTTGAAACTGCCGCCGTGGCGAACAACATGATGCGGTGGCAGCGCGACACCAAACTCTACCACACGCTAAATCGCGAAGCCGAACTACTGGCCCAGTACGGTCAACAATATGGCTGGAGCGTT